CCTGGGGAAGGGGGGTGGACCAGGACCCCGGGCCTAGGCGAACCTAGACCCCCTTGCCATGCACGGCCTAAGCCGCGCGTCTACGGAGGGTAGACAGGAGCATTCACAGTGTAGGACTGAGACTGCTCGTTACTGCCAATCACAGACCACTCGATCATAACATTTCTGTTGACCGAAGCGACCTTGTTGACCGAACTGACAGTAAAATTTGACGGGCGAAGCGTCACTGTGTCGGTCGCGGCGGTAATGCCGTTAACCAAAACAACGTACTGCAGGGCATAAGTAAGACCAACCGCTGCAACCGCCGTGGTGCCTGCGTGAGGCATCACTTGAGGACCCAAAATTCCATAGTTGTAGACCAAGGAAGTAGCGGATCCCGCATTAGTAGCCACGCAAGCTATAACTTGCGAGCCACTTATTTCACCTAAGGTATAAGCCGTGGGACCGGTGGCTGCGTCACCACTATATGTGATGACGTACCGCCCGTTCTTCCTCAAAATAACGTCCAACGAGCTAAAAGTGACAACAGGCCCGTTAAGACCAATGTCGCCACTAATAATGCCGCCTGTAGAAAGCGGGGCTGGTGAAAACAAAGTTGATGGAACGGCAGCAGCACCCCGCAGAATAATCTGCGTAATGGCGCTGGTAGGGCCGACAACCAAAGCCCCACTAGGGGAGCTGAGAATCGTCTTCCCCACAATAGCACCGCCACCAATGACAGGCTTCATAAACTCTATGTCATACGAAACCCATAACTCTCCCATGGTGGTGCCGGTAATACCGGGCAAACCCTGAGTAGCAACCTGGAACTTCCCGTAGTCATAAAACCTACGATCGGAGGTATCCGTCGTTTCATACGCAGGGTCCCTAACGTATAACACGTCAAGACCCGAATACTTGGGATCACACTCTATAGCGTGAACCAAGCTGTTTGACGGCTTACAAGAAACCGCAAACTCACTGTTTTCCATCTCCACCTTACTCAAGAAACTCCTGTCAATAGAGTTATAATTGGTGCCGAAGATAACAGTACCAAGCGAACCTCCAGCGGTAATGTCACTACTCATGGTCTTGTAAACAAAAACCATGCCGTGTACTTTATACTGACTGTATTGCTTGGCCATAGTAGCCAACCAAGGAAATAGTTCCTTGTTAGCCGGGTTAATCAACTGACTAGTCAAGTTGAAATCCGTAGGATTACTAGGCACCGCTAAGTCTCTGATAAACTCGCGGTGCCTAACCCTAATACTATGATCGTTCTTTACGAACTGAGGTACCATGTCCACGGAAGTGGACACCTGGGATAGCGAATTGGCTCTGACACTGTAATTGCCATAGCCAGTAACTGCCGCTATTCCTGCACCTATACCCTTGCCTGCAAGAGCGCCTAAGGGCCCATACTTGGCCCCCATCTGGGCGCCCTTGCGGGCAAAAGTGCCCTTAGGGATTGCCCCAAGGACCTGGTCTAACTTTGAAGCTATACCACGAAGATTAAAGGTTTGGTAGTTCCCCTTACCCTTGATCTTTCTTCCCGCCATGTTATTTTTCTTGGCCCTGGCGGAAGCCTTCTTCGATTTAGTCATCGCTAGGGAGAGGCAGCTAGCGTGGCGGCCCTTTCTTCTAAATAAGCCTCAAACCTCAAGACTAACTCTTTGTCTGGATGGTTCTCCATCTCCTTCGACCAGTTCACCTCAGAAGAGATGATATCTTTGGTCACGGTGGTCTCATAAAACATCCTCTGATAAGATGCCAAATAAGCATTCCAGCCCCCTCCAGGCTGCCTAACGAATCCATGCGAACAGAATTCAAAATAGTCTAGCCCAAATTGAACGGCATCCCTAACGGGGACGTCGATCTTTTTGTACGCCGCGACAAGCTCCTCCACTGTAAGAGGGGTGATCTCTAAGCAATCATCACCGTTAGCCATAGGAACGGACCCTACGGCATAAGCGCAAGCACAGCGGAAATTTCCATTTGAAGTAGTGGTCAGAAAACCGCCACTTCGCTGCACCTTATTGTCGAAAAACGCCAAAATTTCACCATCATCGGTGACATACAAATTACTACATAAAGACAAGCTCCACCACTTATAGGCGCGCTCGAATTGTGTGACGAAAGTGTCATAATTAACACACGTTCGCCTCATGGCCCAGTAAGTAGCCAATGTACCCTCGCCAACGAAGTTCTTGTCCCAACCGGAGATGTCGCTCCCGACTGGGCCTTTACCTGCCATTGGTTTTCCACTGACCCTGTCATAGGCCTGCCTATTCCCATCAACCTTATCACCGACGAAAGTAGCGTGTTCATCGGTAAAACCCATACCCTTCATAGTATCCATAGCCGGAAACACATAAGTTTCGGCATCGGTAAACTCTTGGAAAAACCATCTAGTAACTAGCTGATCGTCCAAGGCAGTACTACAAATAACCCTAGGCAACTTCTTGTCAACCTTCTGAGCCTGGTTCTTAGGGAAAACCCTATCAGGGTTCCTAAAACCTTTCGCGTACCACAAGCGTGGGTCTGCTACACACTCGTCAAAATCGGAGTCTGAAGCATGCATGATCTTAAGCAACTTTTCTTTAGTCGCCTGCTTGATCACTTCTGGATGGCGGAGGAAGATTCCTCCGTTGGTTTCTCCTCCTGGGAGGAGATTGAAGGGGAAGCCCGGGCCGGCGGAGCGGTTAACCTGTTCACAAAGCAATGGGTACCGCTCCTCGAAGAGCTCTCCAAACTTTGCGTCAAAGCTTTCCACACTTTGGTGTCCACCTTCGAAATCGCATCCTGCAATTCCGGGGAAAGCCCAACGGTGTCCTGAAGCCCTAGCAGTTTCGCCGACGCACTTAGCTGCGTCTTCGAAGGTTGCTTGAGGGACTTCTCCGCTTCGGCCAATGCCTCGCTTGGAATGGGTTTCCGCAAGGGATTGTTTTGTTGCTGCTTGCGAGAGGTCGGGGCAGTAGTAGGCTGCTTCGATTTCCGCGAACCGGGCGGCGAATCTTTGCCAGACGCCTTCAACCCTACTTTTTCTCCCCTTTCTTGAGAAACGAGAGGTGGCTGTTGCGACGACTTCGTAGTATCGGTCGTCAGCTGAGTACTCTCCACACACTGGCTCTGCAAACCTGACGGCTGCGTATTTGTGGGGAAGAGTTGTTCCTGGCACACAGGGCCCGTATAAATCGGGCCTTGGGGGAAGCCTGGATACGAATGGTTTATCATCCGTTGGTATTGCATCTGAACCACCCTCGGGTCCATCTGCTGCCACCCATATGGGTTCGGCTGCTGCCACCCGTACGGGTTCGGCTGTTGCCATTCGTAACCCATCGTGGGCTGTTGGAATTGGGGAGCCGCTTCCGGCTCCTCCTGGCAAATCTCGGTTTGCACGACCATCTCCTTCGTTGTAGTCGCTATCATCGGCTCTTCGTGGAGCACACCCGCTAGCCGCGACCCCGCGGACGCTTGGGACGGCTCCTGAAAAGAAACGTGCTTGACGTTGCTTTCCTCGGTGTCAGTCTTATAATGGTCCGGAGATTCTGAAAGTACTTCCATCAACATGGGACAGATCGCCTGATTCTCCATAAGGCTAACCAACCATCCGCTGTCCTCAAGCTGGGTGTGAAGCTGCTCTCGGGTGACGAAGCCACCCTCGCTTTCCAACATGTCAATAAACATGTGGATATGCGATTTCATCTCGTTGCGAATTACTTCAGCCTGAAGTTTCGCATCGGGGGCTCGGATTTTCATAAGCGCAACGATACGCTTGTAATAATCCGCAGCGGCCGCCTCAAGCTTGCCCTTGGCGACGATGATCCTCTGTTTGAGGACCTCTTCCGCGATGAGTCTCGATGCCTCACGCTTCTCGTCAGCGGCGACCTTGAGTCTATCCGCCTCGGCTTTCCTTTCGGCCTTGGCCGCCGTATTGGCGGCCTGCTCGGCTTCGCCTGCAGCCTTGCGCTCAGCCTTCTCGACTCGAGCCCTGTCAAGGCGCTCATTTTCGAAGGCTATTTGGGCGTCGGTCATCTTCTGCTTGCTAGGGCGAGGCGCCAAGAGCGCAGCCTGCAGAGCCAGCTCAACCGCGGTCAATGTCACAGATGCTGCTGCAAACTGCTCGTCGAACTCAGAAAACTCTGCTACGGGGGCCTGGACCGGATCCAAACCCTCCCGCTTGACCCCTTCTCCAAGGAGCTTACGCACCATGGCCTCAAGCTGATCTCTATCAACATAGCCACGATGGACGCCCGTTCCAGCCTGGTAAGTACTCCTGGCCAATCGGGCGCTTCTAGCGTCACCACCCTCGTGGCCGCCAGTCCTGTACAGCTTTCCGGCACCACGGCCCTTGGAGCCGTGCAACCCACCACCCATCTCCTGAGTGACCCTAAGAGACTCTTGGACGACTGACGCCATAAGCGAGTCTGGGTTGTAAGCGGTGTCGATCTCATCATCATCATACAGACGATTGCGGAAGAAGGGCTGAATTCCTTCAGACAAAACAAAGTAGTTCGTCTGGAGGGACTGCCTTGACCCAAGATGGACGCCAGCCCAGTAGTACTTGCCATCTTTGACAATATACATACCGGCACCGCTAGTACCCGGCACCGTGGTAGCCGTGTGGGCTCCATGGTTCCAGTTGTTGGTAATACGCTCAACGGCATAACCGTGAGACTTCATCACCTTGCCGTCGACCATGTTGGTGATGTGCAAGATATTACCTACCCCTTCAGGGGTAATCCAAACACTGTTGTCCTGGCAACACATGTCTGCAGGCACCAACGTGGGGTAGCCTAATCCGCTAGCACGAGCTAGCTGCCCCCCATTAGCGCGCCAAACAGCGATGTCGGTGTCATCGTCATTAGCATGGGGGGTACGCACCAGCCTCTCGGGGAGGGGCTCGAAACGCTGGACACCAAACTTTTGATGCGAATTCTTCGCAGAAAAATGAGTGGCGTACTGGGTGCCGTGAGCTGACCCTGTGAGCAAAAATTCAACAGTCCCGTCAAACATCTTGTTCTTAATAACGGAACCGGAGCTCACATACTGCATGACAGTAGGGTCCATCCAGCGTTTCTTTATCGCCGTGGCCCCTGGGTCGGCCACGTAGAATAGTATCTCAGACACTATCAGCTTATCGTCAACCGAAGTAACCGGCTCGAGCTCGCTGTTGGGACAGGCCATCTCGATAACCCTGTCGGGGGCTATATGAACCCCTTTGTCCCTATGGTCCACCACATAGTTTTTGGCTATGTGGTAGATTCTGCTCTTGATCTTAAAAGCGCATAAGTGGGAAAAGCTACACTGGAACACAGTTAGCAGTGCCACATGGACGTAATACATCGTACCAGTCCAGAGCGTATATGCGCAATCCTTAAAATAGCACAACACGATCGCAATTAAATTGATCAAGGATACCACGAAATTAAAGGCGATGACGCCGCCAAAGCCCGTAATGAAAATCATCATGATCGTGTTAAACAATCCGATGTCATCAGCCTGGTGAGCGAACTCGTCATAATATTCCGTGGCAACGACTTGTCCATACCCCTTTGCTTTATCGAGCAAACCGTAAAAGTCATACAGCTCGAAAAACGCGACGCCTAAATCGTCGATGGGGTGCATAACTACCTCAGCATGCGCCGAGTAGTTAATAAAGTCGCCAACATGGCATGCGAACTCGGAATAAATCTTATCCCTGAAGTTCTGGATCGACCCTGAACCGCCGGATACTTTCTGTCCCATTTGTTGTTTCTGGGACTTGAAAGCCAAGTTGTCCAACTGGTCAAAATCCATGTTGGTATGCACGAATGCATCTGCCCCCAAAGCCATAAGGGTGGCAGCGAGAACCAACGGCGCGAAACGCGCGTTGTATCTCTTGGAGCGAACTCCGGTCGGGCGATGAATTTCACCCGTATACTGCCTTCCTTCACTGTATATACAGGAATCAGTATCTTTGCCTCGTAGATAATCGACCTTAGCTGCAACAACTTGGTTGTTCGCCACCGCTTCAATCATCATAGGCTCATCGCGACAAAAATATCGCTTACCAGGCAGGTACTCAAGGGCCCTATCTATGACCCCTTTCTTAGTGGCCCCAATCGTAAAGAAAGGGGCACTATGGTATTCTACCGGCTCGGCTAAGGCATAATCATCGCATAGCGGATCGAGGAGCTCGCGTTCGAACATCCTCACAGCCCATTCGCCGTCCACGTCGCTAAAGTCTCTTCCGAAACGGTTTTCGAGCATGGATGCATGGTTCCCGCGAGTTCCAGTGGGGAACGCGGGATGATGTGAATCTTTACCGTGTTGAGCGGTACTAAACACATCGCCAATCACAGCGTAATCATGGTCCGTAGAACCAGGTTTAACACAGTTGGCGCAGCCACAATACCACGAATCGACGTGGATGTTGTGGGATGGTAGGGGCGGGACGCGCCATTTGTATGGCTCATATACGTTACCCTGAAGACCATAGACTCCCATGCCGTTAGCAAGATTGCCATATTGGTCGCGCTCGGTCTCATAAAAGATACGCGAGCTTTTCCAATCTCTACCCATATCCATCTGGTATTCGCGATCAGCGATCTTGCGATCAAGCGTCAAGCGGGCCAGATGCCTCTCGCGGGATTCGTGTCCCGCGTCACCCAACTCGAACAAGTTGGCTGCGATGCCTTGCGACCCGACTAGGTCGCCTACGATGCCTTTGGGACCTTCGGCGTTAGCCACGACGAAAGCGTCATGGGTAGCCCAGTTACAGTCGGGGAGCCCGACTGTTAGTATTGGTCCCGGGCGAAGGGGCTCAAACCCTTCCCAGCCGCCCTGTGAGACGGCCTTGCACACTTCCGGATCGAACGGTAGCCCTAGTGCGGGGCGGGGGTCTACAACTCCCCCTGAGCGCTGTGAAGGCGCTCTGCATAATTTGTATTCACGGTTGCCACCGCTGGTGTCCGGCCCGCAGGCCGAGACGTCCATCACTGCCTCCCCAGATGGGGAGGTCTTAC